AACAGCGCCGTCAGATCCGCCGCCGGAGATCCCGCTCGTGTCCTGAGAGCAGCGCACGTTGTCATAGGTGCCGAGCGTGACGCCGCTGGAGTCTTTGACCACCAGCTTGATCAGCGCTGAACCCGTGTAGACTACGACCTTCGTGCTCGAGCCCTGCGACGCAACAGGGTGCCCGCCGCTGTCGAGATAGACCGTGCTGCCAAGGCTCGTGCTCAGCGTGGAATCGGAGTAGACGTTGGTCGCCGTATTGGTCCCGGCTAGATAGACCTCGATGGTCCCGCCGGCAGCAACAGCCATGGCGTCGGTCGAGACCCTAAACGCGGGCGGGAACACAAAGCCGGAATCGGGCATGGGTCGTCGTTCCTGTGGTCAGGATACGCGAGACAAGATGTTACAAGGGTTGGGCGCTGCTCAGCGGAAGTCGTAAACCATCATGATCTCTGAATCAGTGGCCGGGCCGCGACCATATTTGACCATGAACTCTTGCAAGGACATCTGCGGCCCCGGCGCAGGCGACAAGCTCCCGCGGCTCATTCTGTCGCCTAAACGCTGATTGAGAAACCTGTTGACCGGAGACGCTTCGTCCATCCCGCGATAGCCGCGTGCGGCGGAATTGCCGCCGTGGTAGAGGCCGTACATGTCGTACTCAGAAATTCTTGGTTCCTGAGCAAGCATGTTCACGGGCGATGCTGACATCTGCGGGCTGCCGCCTCCCCCGGGATACCCCATTCCGGGGTAGCCTCTATCATTGAGCAGCCGATTGATGCCGTTTGGCAGCCGAGGGCCAAGTCGAGCGTTCAGAAAGCTGTTGGTGATTGCCTCATCGGGAACTGGCATGGACTGCTCTTCGTCGTACGGAACGTATGGGTCAGATAGATAGTTGCGAACCCCGCCAGCCATGGCTTTTCCCCTAGTTTAAGGACCGTTGCTTGAACGCAGCATGCATGCGCCGCGCGGTGTCTCTTTCTTCCACAGGGCCAGTTCCGGCCATGGCCCCGAGGCGCGCCATGTGCCGGGCAAACTCCGGGCTTTCAAAGCCACCCCGGCCGACGTTGGGAACCGCTGTCAACCACCGAACGAGACGCGGCGAAGTCAGAACTCGAGCCCCTAGAGCATTGGCGGCGATGAGCCCAAGCGCGGCCTGCCAGCCGACCGTTGCGGCAACCACCGTTGTCGTGGGGATGTGGCCGATAGAGGCAACATCGACCGACGCCCGCTTGCTGGCCAACATGTATTTTTCAAGCCGCTGGCCAACGCGCGCGAAATTGTCGAGCTCACGGGCCAAGGCTTGGTTAGGGCTGCCGACTGTAAGCACACGGCGCGAAGCGGGATTGAGCCCTCGCCAGAACTCACCGAAGCGCGAGATATCCGTGCCGCCTCCGGTCGCATGATGGACGATCGCGGCCAGCCCTTTGCGTGGGTCGCTTTTCTCGGACATTACCCGCATGAACGCGCCGAGCATCTGCGTTTCGCCGGTTTCCGCCGCTTTCACAAGCCGGTCCATCGCCTGAACCGGGTCAACTTTGTCCCCAAAGATCTTGTGTAGCGGCCGCCTGATCTCGTCGTAAAACTGCGCTTGCTGCCGATCGGCATTCTGGAACATAGACGCCGACCGCTCGCCCTCGCGCGGCGGCCTCGACACTACCGGGGAGCCAAACGCGACGCGATGGCCGTCGTCCCATACTTGGATTGGAACCATTCCTGGCTCGGGTTGGCGCGAAAACGGCACGAGGCGCGCCCGATCAAACCTACCCGTTCTGTTGTCGCGCCAGCCGAGCCGGTTGCCTTCGTTGACCAGGGACAGAGTAGCCGGAACCGAGGTCATGCGCCCCCCGGCTTCGACATCTCCGCGCGTCAGCATCTGCATGTGCTCGGGCGAAACGAAATACGTCGCATCGGACGGCTTGGCGTCTTCCCCGAGCTGTGACCGTGTGCGATAGCGGTCGCCGGGCAGCACGTTGAAATCGCCTTCTGCGTTGCGGAAGGACGGCACGTCGCCCATGCCGCGCAACTGGCCGGCGAAGTCCTCCATCAGGGCCCCCCGCAGGCGGCGAATAAGCGCCTGGTCTCCTGTCATCGGGCTTGGCCCGAATTTGGAGTCCTCTATAGCCTGCTCTACCCGGCGGAGATCCCGCATCAAGTTGCGCATGTCGTTGGGCGCGATGCCCGCAGTGGCGCCGCTGCGGCGCATGGCCAGCTCGTTGATGCGGGCGGCCATGTCGCCGTTGATGTGCTTGGCCAGATAATCATAGAACGGACGGGATAGACCGCCACTTTCAGGATCGAACACGCGGCCGTCGAAGTCTCGAATTGCCAAGCTGCCACGCGCTTCGCGCGCCACGTCGTCGAGCAATCGAGTGGTCGCCGTTCTGGACACGCCGTCACCGAGCGGCAAAACGCGCCCCCTGGGCGCTGCCCGTCCGGCCAGCTCATAGGCTGCACTGATCTCAGACGGGTAGCTCTCCCGGCTGTTGCCGATGCGGAACCCGGTGTTGCCTTCCCGGATCTGTGCCTGATAGCGCTCGTCTGCGGCGCGTTGTGCGGCAAACGTCGCGTCGTTGGCCTCGCGCTCCGCCGTTGCGCGGCGCCGAGCGTTCTCCTCTAGCGCTTCGGCGGTAGCGCGCTGGCGCTCCTCAGAGTGGCGAGCAAGGTCGGTCTCGTAGCGCGCGCGGTTGCTTGCTTCAGCGGCTCTGATGCTGGTGGTCATTCCTTCAAGCTGCTCACGTTCAGAATGCAGCCGACGGATATATTCGATACGTTGCGCCGGGTCTCCGTACCGAGCCAACGCCTCGCGAGCGATAGCTAAGTCTGGCTCAAGCTGCTTCATTTGCGCGGTGACGGCTCGATGCTCTTGTTGCAGCCTTGCCAACTCCGCATCGCTGGCGGCGCGGTAGGTATCGACAGGCGAAATGCGCCCGTTCATGTCCCCAGATCGACTGGAAGTCGTCTGAGACCGGCGCCACGGCATGAAGCCGCCAGCAATTCCGCCGTCCTGAACGATCTTGTCGTACGCGTCCCGCAACTCCTGCTCGCGCTTGGCCAGCCTTTCGTGTTCCGCCAATTGCGGATAACGCTTCACCGCTTCCGCTCGCCCGGCCTCAAACGTGTTGTGCTGCTCCGTCGCTGCACGGATCTCCGCGATCTTGTCGTCAAGTTGGCGCTGGCGGCGTTCGCGCGCCGTGGTCAATGCCTCGAACGTTGGTTCAGGCCCTACGTCACGCGGCTGAATCTCGTCGATTGGTCGCGGTCGCACGGGATCGACGCGAGGACGCGGCGGTTCGAACCCCTCATCACTAACGCGGCCGGCGATAGCCTGTAGCTCATCGGACGGCATGTCGCGCATGCGGTTTGATGGGATCGACCGCTGCGTTACTGCGCGCCTTAGATCGTCCTGAATAGACAACCCAAGGTCTCCGGCCGTTCGTCCATCGATCGGGGCTGCAAGCGTTCTGTTAAGCGCGGTCGAAAGCTGGTTGATGTTCTCGCGCGCAACACCGCTGACGGGAGAGCCGCCCAACATGGCGCCAGAGGTGCGCGTCGCCCGATCCATGATCGGACCCTCGGAGACGATCGCCGGCATCGGGTTGTCGATGCCGGCCGCGCGCGCTTCATCGAACCGCGTTTGATTGGCCGCAGCCGTGGCGGCTCCGCGATCGCGATATACGTCCCTCAGCCTCAGCGCTGACGCTAGTCCGGTGCCAAGCGCCACAGCGCCCGCAGCACCCGCCGCAGCGCCGAGGGGCACCGAACGCGCGCGCTCTGCCGCATTGTCAAACAGCCCGGCATTGGGGTCCGTTGATCCGTCCGCGCTCAAATAGGCATCAGCGCCGCCGATCTTGGCGCCTGTCACCGCAAGCGCCGGAGCCATCGTCGCGATCTGGCGCAGGAATGGCTGGGCAACGGCTTGGCCTGCCGCCAGTGCGCCACTCGCCGGAGCCACCAGCGCACCGCCGGCAACCGCGCCCGCGACACCGGACACGCCAGAGCCATAACCGGCTTTGTCAATGTCGCGCCGGATGCGGTTGAGCCGCAATTGCTGATCGTATTCGCCGCCAATGTCGGCTGGCTGCTGCCGGATTAGATTGCCAACCGCCCGGAAGGGCGCTGCGATGCCAGCGAAGATTTCATCCTTGGCGCCCAAGGTTGCCGTGTCGCCCACGTAGCCGAGGAAGCTCGGCTCCCGCGCGCTGCTGTCGCCCCACTGGCCGCTGCTCGGGGCGTACGCCCGATCGATTTCGGCTTGCTGTTGCGGCGTCGCTCCGCGCTTGTGGTAATCGATGATTTCCTGCGTGCTGGCCGGGCCGCTGCGCGGGGACTGTGGCTGAGCAGCGCGTTTGAGCACGCCACGGCGCACAAGCTCGTCCACTGTGTCCCGGTGCTCAGGAGGCACCGAGTTGCGGTTTACCAACTCCTGATAGATCTCGAGAGTCTGGTTTTCACCGGCCACTGTTCAGCCTCCGCACCAGATCTTCCGTTGACATGCCGCGAACGTCATTGGCTGGGGGAGGCCGGGTTCCGCCGGATGCTGCGGCTGGCTCACCTGCGGGTGTTCCATCCGGGTTCCGCAAGCCGGTTGCCGCCATAGCGCGCGCAAACGCCGTTTCGTAGCTGACGCCGCCGCGCGACGCCGTGAGAAGCGCTTGATAAAAGTCGCGCATGCGCTGCATTTTGCTGGCAATGCGCTCGGGGCTGTCGAGTGGCGTAGGACCGTAAGCCTCAATAAAGTTTTTCATTTCCGCGACGGCGACGGTCTTGCCTGACAGAGCATAGGCAATGCCGAGGGCGCCTTGCCTCATGTCGGCGTAGGCTTGGCCGATGTCACCCATGTTCAGGCTGCCCGCAATGGCACGCGTGGCCAAATACGGGCCGCTTTCCCGGATCGGCTGGCCGCGCTCATCCACGCGGCCTGTGCGTTTCCCTAGCAGCACGTCGCCAGCCGCTTCGATTTTGTTCATGTTCATGAGAGCGACAGCTTGGCTCTCGCGGTCGCCTTTGAAATTCTTGTCTGTCAAAGGCATTTCGCGACCGTCCGGCGCGTAGTAATAGCCTGCGCGGGGCGGTCTCCTGTAGACGCCTGTCCACATCTCCTGCTCAGTGCGGAACCGAGCAAGCCGCTGCTGATCTTCGGGCGATGCACTTTCAAGCGCGCGCTGCCCTTGTAGCTCGCGCGTCGCTAATGGGTCGGAGCGTCGGTTCCGGCCAGCGTCGGTGACAATGCCGCGCACCTCTGGCGATTGTACGCCAGCCGGGCCGAATGACTGGTTGCGCCAGCTTTCGAGTGGCGTTGCGCCTGGTGGCGGCCCGCTGAGCAAATTGGTTGGCGGGCCGGCCTGCGCGATGCGTACACCCTGCGGCCGCCCTTCGTCGAGCCGCATGGAGCGCTCGATGTCATCCATGGGACCGCCCAGCCGCATCGGTTCCGGGAACGGTCGCGCCATCGTCACGCCCGGCATGACAGCACCCGACGACGGCAGGCGGGTCGGGCCGGGAAGATCGGCATAAGACGGACCTGACGAACTTTGAGATGGCGGCAGTCTCAGATTGCCTTCGTCATCCACCCCATAGCCTTGCGCGATCGGGTCGGAAGCGGCCGGTGCTGCAGCTGCGGCAGGGGTCGGGTCGGGTCGGGACTTAGCCCTGTAATATTCAGCCTGCGCCGACGCGAGCGACGTGGACGCATTGGTGCGGTTGATCTCGGCTTGTGCTTTGGTTCTAGCCAGCTGGTCGTAGTCGCCCCACGACTGCGCCAGCATGCCTACAGCCGCCACCGGATCGGCCCCGTTGATGCCGTAGCGCGCAAACTGCGGGGCAAGGTCGGCGTGCCCATCGAGCAGCGCCTTTGCTCGTGCGGCCTTCTCCGGCGTGTCCGGCATGGTGTGCAGCGCGGCGGCCATCTTGCCGAGGCGCGTGAGGCGCTCGCTCTCGTCCTGGCGCGCCATGCGCGAGCGCTCGAAGCCAAGCCGCTCGCGCTGCATGCCGAGTTGCTGGTCTGCCCGCTCGTTCTCGACGGCCTGCTGTTCCTGCCTGTTGTAACGATCGATCCCGCCCTGGATGGGCTGCAGCAGGTTGTTGACGTTTGGAACCTCAAAATTCCAAGCCGGCTGGCGCATCAGCATGTTCTGAGGCATTGCGTCAGCTCCACTGCCGGCCGGTCATGGCGTTGCGCATGTTGCCGAACGCCGACGACCCGCCACGTGCGCCGGGGGCGAAGCCCTGCATGGCGAAGCTGCCAATGCTGCCAAGTCCGCTCAGCAGGTTGTTGACGCCCGCCATCCTGGCGTTGTTGCTGGCCATCGTCGCGTTGATGTCGGTCTGGTTAAGGGCGTTGGCCCGACCCATGGCCCGATCACCCACGCCGCCATAATAGGCCGTGTCCATGCCCGCCATCGTGCCGGCGAGCGGAATGGCCTGATTGCCGAACTGCCCGAGACCCTGCCGCCAGTCACCAATGCGCCGGTCCTGCGCCTCAAGCCCTGCTCGGCTCATGGCGAGCTGCGTCGCCCCGCTGTTGCCCATGCCCCGGCTGTTGGCCGTGCGCATGATGCCCATAAGCTGGTTCTGCGTGACTTGGCCGGAATGCTGATTGAAGGGGTCACTGGCATACGTCTCAAAAGATCGTTGCCGCGCGTCGGCGCCGTTCACGCCGTAGCTGTCGGCCAGAAGGTTGTAACCCCGACCCGCCGTCTGTGCGAACGGCTGAAGCCGCCCGGTGGCGGTGTCGTATCCCGTGCGCGCGGCCGTGTCGGCCGTCGCATAGCCTTCGTTGGTCCGCGCCATGGAGCGCTCGCCGGCCTGCGTCGCCGCGCGCGCGCTCGATCTGCCCAACAGGTCGGAGAAAAAGCTCATGGCATGCTCCGGATGACGCGCACGAGTTCAGCAATCCACCGCACCCACTCCGGCGTTAGCTTGCCGTCTGAGCCAACTGCCGGGTGATTGATGGGCGGGGGCGGGATGTCGGCCATTAGGTGCGCCCCATCTGCGACAGGTCGAGCTTGGCCCCGTACAGTGCGCGCCGGCCGCCAGCGCTCATGCGAATGCGATAGGTGCGGTTGTGCGAGCTGCCGAGCCGCTGAAAGCGGATCTGATGCCGGGTCTGAGCCAGCGCTCCGAGTGAGCGCAACATTTCATGGCCGAACGGCTCGCCCATGTCGCTCCACGCCAGCTCGACGTGCCGATCGGTCCCGGAAATAGTGCCGGGCACCACGTCGAGCACCACCTCGCCGTGCCGCATGCGCCGCGCCACATCGGCCACAGGAATCGAATACACATCCATCACGTGAGGGTCGCCGTCCTCGGTGTGCGTGTCATGATCGAGCGTGTAGAGCGTGCCGGTGTTGTAGTGCCCCGCAATCAGCGTGCCGCCAAGGTCCATCACCTTCGAGACGCGCCAGCGGTCGAGGCTGTAGCTTGTTTGCTCGTGCCAGGCTTTCGTGGTGGCGTTAAACACCCACGTCCACGCGGTCCCGCTGAACGCATAGAACGTGTAGCCTCTCGAGCTCCACCGCGTCGCGCTGATCGCGCTCGGAGACGGATCGTCGGCAATCGCCCGGTTGAGTGCGGGGGGGCTGATGGTCACAGCCGAATAACCGTCGAGCAGCTTGACCGTCTTGTCGCTGGCGACGAACACGCCATCGATTGCACTGTCCGCTGAAAGCACGCCGATCGTCTGCTGCGTCGCTGGCTCGATGATCGTGGTCACGGGCGAGAACGGGAACGTCCCAGCCTCAGCCGACGGGTTGATCTGCCAGACTTCGATTGACCTTTTGCCCCCGCCGAGCAGGTCGTTGCCCCTCACCCACGCCACTACGCCGCCGTCAGGCGCCTGCTCGTTCTGAGCGTAGGACAGGCCCTCCACCTCAAAATCGTTGAGGTCGCTCCCGAACATGCGGCCGTCTGCCAGCATGTATACAAAATAGCCCTTCAAGCTGCACACTGACAGCGGGGGCGGAAGGTCAGGGTCTGAAAGCTGCGTCAGCACGCCGCCGACGTAGGAATAATACAGCCCGTCGCAGACTAGCGCGACCTCGCCGTCTGCATTTTGCGCGATGCCCACGTGCCCATCCGATGGCAGGGCTCCCACCAGCGTTGCGGTCCCGCTCGTGTCGATCCGTTCCACCACGCGGCCCGCGACCACCAGGCCCTCGGCTTCTGTCACAGCCGCCATCGCGCGAATGCCGCCCGCCCCTGGGATCGTCGCCAGCGGCGCAAGCCCGTCCGTGGCGTGGATCACCACCTCGGATTTGCCGCGCTCGAGCGGCACCGCGAAGCAGTTGACGAGCCTCGCCTGCCCGCCCCAAGCGTCTTCAGCCGGCGACGATTGCAGGGGCAGGGTCAAATCAATCAGCGGCACGACCCTAGGCCACCCTCAGCGCAACGGCGGCGTACTGCGAGCCGGTCAGCTCGGTAAACGTGTTCGCCGTGATATCCGCCGTCCACGTGTTAAACGTCTCCGGTGTCGTAAGGCCCAAGATTTGGGACCCGTTGCTGATGACGCTGGCAACGGTCGCAGACCCAACGATGATCGGCACATAGGGCGATGCAGTCGCGTACCTGACGCAGACAACCGCCGTGCTCGAGGTGTTGGCTCCGAACCAATACAAACCTGGCGTTAAGGTGGTGTTCCCGCCTGCAAGAGCCGCCGATTTGACGCCTGTTCCGGTCAACGTGATCGAGGCCGTGTTGCCGACCAGCGTCGTCGGGTACGCCGTCGTGGGAGAACTGCGGTAAATCCCAAGTTGGATGTTTTGGCCTGTGTCGGCCGTCGTGACGTTGCACGCCAGTTCGGAAACTGTGACGGCTCGCTCAATGATGCCGGGAATTAGCCTTGTTGTGTTGGCAGCGCCAAACGCCAGTCCCGCCGACACCACGCCAGCGCGTGATTCCGGCAGATACCATCGGCCAGAGACGTAGACCGGCGGAAACAGCGACATGGCAGACCCTCTCAACGTCCAAAGCGAAATGTTAAGCCCTATCATCAGTAGAGCGCCCAGATGTCGTCGGCGGTGCCCGACGACTGGACCGAGTTGGCCGCAACCGGAAGCAGCCCCTCCTTGGCCGGAAAGTTCGTCACAACTGTTCCGTCTGCCGTCGTGAAGTTGAGCGTGCCGGGCGAGCCGATCCACAGTGCGCGGCACTTCGAGAACGCGACGCCTTTGGTGATTTTGACTGTCAACGTTGCCGGTCGCGTATCCGGCAGATGCTCAGGGTAGCCAGGCATGATGCCTCCTAGTAATAGACCGCGCGCGTGGGCTCGCCGGATGGACGTTTCATCATGTGACGGCGCAGATTGCGCATGCCGCGCGCGCCGATCGACATGGGACGATTGGTGTCGAGATCAACGACAGGCTCGAGCTTGACGCCGAACGCCGCCGCGCTGTCGTCCATGACAATATCGACCAGAGCGTTGAACACTGCCTCGGGGATCTCAGCCACGGCCCGGCCAGTGTTTGGCCAGTAGCATAGCCCCTTGTCCCGCAGCTCGGCGTGCCGCGTGTCGTAACTGCCCTCGACGTAGGCAGAATCCTCGGCTGCCGCGGTGTCCACGGCAGCCAAGATCCCGAGCTGGCGAAGCACTTCGTCCGCCAGCCCAGCTTTCGTTCGCGCCGCCATTTACGAGACGATGGCGTTCGAAGCGGAGAAGTTTTCATCCACGAAGTAGCGAATCGTGAACGTCAGCGTGCCTGCTGCCGCCGTTGTCGCCGCTGCCTGGATGTACATCTTGATCTTCGTGGCCGCCGTCCACTTGTAGCCGTGGGCAGCGCGCGCCCACGCCGTAGACATCGTGCCTGCCTGACCGACTGTCGAAGCCGCGAAAATGCGGTCCTCGTCGCCGTCGTCGCCAATGTCGAAAGCGAGCGCGGGCGAGCCAGTGTCCATGTCCGTTGCCGAAAGCACGGCGGAATCGAACACGGCCCCTTTCGGCACCCACAGCAGCTCAACGTCGTCGTTCACGTTGTCGAGCATCGCCGTAGTAAGTGCAACGGAAACGGTATCCGTGATCAGGTTGCGGCTTCCGCCCTGACCAAACACGGTGCCGTAGGTCTGTGACCTCTGAGTAGTGTAGCTTGCCATTGTGTTGTCTCCTCAGATCACAGATCAGGCGTCGGGCTGGGCAGCAGCGTAGACCGTCAGCATGCCGAGGTCCTTGTTGGTCCCGGCGCCGTTGTTCCAACGCAGCTTGTCCATGCCGTGAGCGAGTTCGATGCCGACACCATCGAAGAAGCCGTAATCGTCCTCTTTCTTGGTGATGGGCGTCGCCGCCTGCTTGTTGACCATGCCGATCGCCTGAGCCCCGCACAGGATGTTGACACCGACATCCACCGTGGCGCCGTTGCCAGCGTCGATCAGTGTCATGTTGGTGTTGACGAGGCTGTCGGAGGTCGAGCCCTGCCGCGCCTGCAGGAACTCGGGGATCTCACGATAGATGATGCCATCATCGATGAGGTCGCCGTCCTGGAACAGCGGGTTTTTTTCCATCGCGTCGCCCTCACGTGCGCGGGCATACTGGTTGTTGGCGATGATCGTGGCGTCCGACTTGAGGTCGCGGAAGCAATACGG